CTGGGGGCTTGGGAAAACAGGGTTGTACTGCTATCAAGGTCGCTGCCGTTGGGCTGGGCGGTGAAGCTGGCAGCAGCCTGGAAGTTCACGAACCAGATGCAGCGCTGGGATGAGGCAGCCTGGAGGAAGTATGCAGCAGCGCTCTTGAAGGCGGAGATCCGGGCGGAGCGGGCTGCTGGAGGGGCACGGGGCGCAGGGTGGCCTTTTGAGGAGGCTAAGGTGTTCAGGCTGCCGGAGGACAGGGGATGGAGTGGGCATGGGGAATTGGAGGGTATCTGGGGGAATGGGCAGAGGGTTGGCTGGAACGGGGAGCGTAAGGCGGGGGGAGCTGAGCAGAGAGTTGGAGAGGGATGTGAATGGGGAGATGAACCGGGGAGCGAGTGGGCGAGTGGGAGGAAAAGCGGCGGGGAGAAGGAGTGGGAGAATGAATGGGGGAGTACGAGGGAGAGTTGGCGAGAGAATGAACGGGTTATCGAGCGGGGAAGTAGGAGGGAGAGCTGGCGAGGGAACGAACAGGTGAGCTTACGGAGAAAAGAGCTGGAGGCACTTGCAGCGGGAGCTGACGGGCTGGTTACGGCGTTGGATGGGCGTTCGCTCCTTCAGGGTGAAGCAGAGGCGCTGGTGGCCGAGCAGCTCCCGGAGCTGGCGGAGAATTGGCGGGCTGCGGCGCAGCTCGCCTATCTCCAGGGACGGCTGCGCCTTACGGCCGCCGTCCTGGGCCCTGCGGGCGCCGCGCGGCTGGGCCTGCGCCGCCGCGAAGTGCCGCGCTGCTTGCGCTGTGGCAGCGTGCCCACGGGCCGCACGGCCTGCGCCGCGTGCGGCCTTGCCGGCTGCGCCTATTGCGAGGCCTGCCTCGCACTGGGGCGCAGCCGGGCTTGCGCGCTGCTGCTGCGCAGCGCACCGCTGCCGGCCGTGCGCTGCACGGCCGGCGTGTCCCCCACCGTAGTGGCACGCCGGTGGGGGCTTAGCGCAGCGCAGGCGGCTGCCGCCGCCGCTGCGCTGGGGTTCCTGGCGGAGCCGCGCAGGCGCTCCGCCGCAAGAGGCCCAGAGCGGTTCCTGCTCTGGGCAGTGACGGGAGCGGGGAAGACGGAGATGGTCTTCCCGCTCCTGGAGGCGGCGCTCGCGGCCGGAGGCCGGGCGCTGATCGCCACGCCGCGGCGCGACGTCGTGCTGGAGCTTGCGCCGCGCCTGGCCAAGGCCTTCCCGGCGGATGTCCCCGCCGTGCTGTACGGGGGCAGCGAGGACCGCTTGCGCCGCAGCCGGATTACCCTGGCGACCACACACCAGCTGCTGCGGTTTCACCAGGCCTTCGATCTGGTCATCATCGATGAGATCGATGCGTTACCGAGGATAACAAACTACACACGATTAGTTGAAAATAACGCTCTGAATGGATGCCGGAATGAACTGTCCCTTCTTTCCATTTTTCTTAGATGTGTCCAATGGAGTGTGCAAAACGATCTCTTTAAAGATATCTAGAATCATGTCGTGCTTATCCACATCATCCATCTGGTCCCATACTTCCGGCAGGCCGAACAAGATTTCATTCTGCTCTGTATAATCCTCTATGTGGACATCCGGCATTTTAGCAAGCTCGGCTATCAGTAATTCCTCATTTTGCTTCTCATCGGCGTTGTGTTCCCGGAGCTCATCTTGAGAGATAAGATCATCAGCGTACATACGCTGCCACTTCTTGCGCCGGTCCCGGACCTTATCAAGTTCCCTCGCCAAGTCCTTGCGCAGATCAACCACCGGATCTTCTTCAACCGTTGCTGCCAATTCCCGCATAGCTGAATAATCTGTGGATAACCTTTCCCCGATCCATTCCAGCAGCAGCGACTCTACTAACTCCTGTCTAAACATCGGCATGGTGCATCCCTTGCCTGTCTGGCGGCTGACACAGATATATGAGAGGATCTTATTGTAACTTCCATCCTGTCGCTTGTTCTGGTGATACCGGCCCGACATCTTGCCGCCGCACTTGCTGCACTTCAGCACTCCACTGAACCAGTATTCTCGCACCTTTGAATATCCAGTGAATGACCGGCGCTTCATTTCTTCTTTGTGTTCCTCATATTCTTCCCATGTAAATATCAAGTCCTGTGGTCCGTCCACGATCAGTAATTCGACATGCTCTTCTTTTTTTCTGCTGGCGTACTTCCCGTTTGCCTTCTTGGTCCCATATCTTCGTTTACCGGCATAGTAAGGGTTGTCCAAGATGTACCAGACACTGAATGATGTCCACCGGTACCCGCGCCGTAGCAGGCCCATATCGTTCAGTTTGTTTGCGACTCCCCGTAGCCCCAATCCTTCCATATAAAACTTTCTCAAAAGCCTAATCTGTGTATATTCCTCTTGGACAATCTTCTCATATTTATCATATCCGTAGTTAACCGGACCACCCGGACGCTTTCCTGCGTGTATCATTTGCTCCATCCCCATGCGTACACGCTCTGCTGTGTTCTCACGTTCCCACTGAGCGATGTCAGCGACCAGACGGATAAATAGTCTACCTGTCGCCGTGCGCGTCTCAAACGACTCCGTACAGCTCTGAAACTTGACGTTGTGAGCTTCAAACATCTTGATGAGGTTGTCACAGTCACTCGCGGACCGGGTCATGCGGTCAAGCTTGTACACCAACACCACATCAAAGGCATGTATCTCTACATCCTTGATCATACGCTGCATCTCAGGGCGCTTCAGATCCTTTGCGGACCATCCATCGTCAATGTATACCTCTGTGACTTCCCAATCCTGAGAATCAGCGTAGGCCAGCAACCGGCGCTTTTGCGCGTCAATTGAAAACCCTTCGGCTGCCTGTTCATCTGTGGACACCCGGATGTATATTCCTGCTTTCACTTGGATCACTCCTCATATCTCTATGATGCCATTGTAGGGGAGGGGTAACAAAAAGACCATACCCGGATTGAGTATGGTCTGTTAACTATTCAAGTTTTAAAACATTTAATGGGTCATTCCATCCAACAACAAGGTTGTTTTCAAAATTTACAGTAGCTGAGTCAAAGAACCATGTGTTCCCGTTATTCATTATGGTACTTGGTGTACCCATTGATAATTTAACAGTTTCCTTAGTGTCTCCAAGGCCAAACAATGTGGTGCCAGAGGATTCGGACAACTCTTTTCTTCTTCGTTCAATAAACTCTTCTCCTGTCTCAGTTACTTCGTCAGAATCTCTATTTCTCACATCGGCAAAAAAAGAATCTGCAGATTGTTTCTCAGTAGTTTTTTTTGCTTCAGAGATAACACTGTTTTTTGCTTCTTCTAGTTGTTTTGTGATTTCGGTTAGTACATCTCGCTTAATTTTGTCGCTTTGGATGTCTAAAGTTGCTTCAATACCTTCTTTATACTCAATAAATTTGCTCATCTGGTTATCAACATTTCCGACACTCGACCATATATCTCCATAAAGAACTTTTGTTTCACCAGTAATTCGATTGATCATAACTGGATATTTCTGATCAAGTTTGTCATACCGGTATAGTCCGGGGTATATAAATACACCAAATGCGCAGATACATAAAATAACAATAAAATATTTGAGTATTTCTTTAAAATGTTTTCTCCACATATTATTTCCCCTTTGAAATATTGTTATTTCCCAACACTTACTATAAATCCCTTGTCATATTTTGAGCAATGATTATTTGCTGTGTGCGCCGTAGAATTAAGTATCACATCTTTGGAGGCATACACCATGAAAATGATCGCAGTTAAGATGCACGGTAGAGACGACACAGACAATGACTTCGTAGAACTAGATTTGCTAAATGAGATAAATTTTATCGACCTTTGGCAACGGACGAGTAACTCTGCAAAGGTACTAGCCTACCATACGGGCCATGGTTCCTATATATCAGTGACAACGCTCTCGGACATTTCAAAGATTTGTCACAAATACGGGTTCGAGATGATGGGGGATGCCGTTGTCAATAGCAGTCGTATAGATCATGTCAAGTCTATTGATAATAACGGTTCTATCGTCAAATTCGCCGATGGGACGCAAATACACGTTAAAAAGCAAATTTGATTGCCAAAGTCAACCCCTATAATGGTGTTATACATACGTAATCGTTCGTCATTATTCGACAGCGTTTTCACAATCATAATGCTATATTAACGACATGAAATAAATAGTACTTATGGGCTGGTGATTGTTGATAAAATATGTATTATGATTGATTGTAGTACTCCGTACGGAGTACTGACCACCGGGTCGGAGCGGCCGAAAGCCACTCAAGCCTACTGTTCTTTAAAGTCATAGAGATCATCAATGTAGCAGCCCAGTTTCATGGCGATGGTTTTCGCAGTTGCGAGAGACATCACCTTCCGATTATTCACGTAATCAGATACTTGGGTCTTGGGCATGTTCAACTCCTCAGCTAACCATTGTTGATTTTTTCTGATCTCTCTAAGTCTTTTTTTCAGTAGGCAACGACCAGGTACATAACCCATGTCGAAGCCTCACTATATTTTTTTATTTAAAATAAGAACATACGTTTTGTTTGACCCAGTGATGTGGTAATATTATACGTACATCGCTGTAAAAACTCTAAGGGGTTGTTTCAATGGACAAGGTAAAGATTGAGATAACAAGAACGACGTTAGAAGAGCTAGGAGTACGGACGAGCTGCATATTGCAAGGTATTGAATCTATGAGCCCCTTGGACATGAAACCTGAGTACATCAAAGCTTATCTTCTTTTGCGCCTTGAACCGCAGGAACTTGTTTCTTCATAGATCGTTCGGCCCGGACCAATGCAATAAACCTTCTTACATCGTCATCTTCCAACTTTATTCCATCAACGATAAAGTCCATTTTGTCCATGATTTCCTCGTCTGTAAGATCCAAAGAATCAATTAAAACCCGGGATGGTTCCGACAAGACCTGTTCTGGGTTATCCGTTCTTCCTAATAAAAAGTCAATTGATACTTTGAAATAATCCGCAATTAACTCTAAGCGCTCGCGTTTAGGTAACTCCCCCTTTGATTCGTACCTCCGTAATGATGAAGAAGGAATATCCAAAGCTTCAGCCAATTGATCTTGAGACAAGTTCTTTGTTTTCCTGAGTTCTTTTAACCTATCCTTGAACTCATTTTCCATGTTTGACACCATCCTTTTATTCCTCCTTATATTGTAGTTTAAATTGTTCATAAAATAAACGTTCAAAAACTGATCGAAAAGGTGTTGACATGTTCAGTAATTGAACTTATACTAAGGGCATGAAGTTCAGTAATTGAACAGAAATGAGGTGAACAAAGTTGACTGGAAAAGACCTTAAACCCTTGCCAAACTTGATAAAAGCTAGAAATGAAATAGGGTACACCCAAGAACAGCTAGCCAAGAAATCAAAGGTGTCTCGTCCGTTATTGTGTAATATCGAACGTGGTTATGCACTACCTTCTCTGCCTGTAGCTTACCGGATTGCAAAAGTACTGAAGAAACCGATTGAGCATCTTTTTTTTAATGACAATGTTCAAAAATTGAACAAATCAGCCTAAGGAGTGATTATGTATGAACCAACTCAGGATTGTAAGTAAAGATGGAAAGTTGCTTATCGATAGTCGGGAAGTTGCAGAGATGATTGAGAAATCTCATGCGCATCTTCTAAGGGATATCAAAGGATATGTGGAAATCATGAGTAATTCTGAAAATCCAGAATTGGATTCTCTAGATTTCTTTGTTCCAAGCACCTACAAAGTTAGAGGAAACAATAAAACTTATGATTGTTATCTTCTTACAAAAATAGGTTGTGATATGGTCGCTAACAAAATGTCTGGAGAAAAAGGAATATTGTTCACAGCTACCTATGTAAGCAGATTTGAAGAAATGGAAAAGAAAAGTAAACTCGGATTCATTTTACCCCAAAACTACAAAGAAGCATTAATAGCGCTTGTTGGTCAGGTCGAAGTCAATGAAAAACTTGAAGAAGAAAAGATCCTCCTAGAAGAAAAAATTTCAGAGTATGAGCCAAAGATAACATACCTGGATAAGATTCTTACTTCTAAAGGAACTATCACTATTACTCAAATTGCAAAAGACTACGGACTATCTGGAACGGCGCTTAACAAAATACTCCATGAAGAAAAGATTCAATACAAGGTCAATAAGCAATGGGTTCTGTACACCAAATACACAAATAAAGGATTAACCCAATCAGAAACAATAGACATTACAAGAAGTAACGGTGATCCAGATGTAACCATGAATACGAGATGGACACAAAAAGGACGGCTGTTCATTCATGAGATCCTCACCAAAAGAGGAATCATCCCATTCATGGATAGAGAAAGCATGGGTGCCTAATGAATATAAACGTTGCTAGATTGAAAAAGTTGAGAGAATCCATCCATAAAGACACGATGGAATACATTGATATTGTCACTACTTGTGCAGGTGAGCAAATGAAAATTGAAGATATAGCCTTTGACCCACAACACATTGACGTTAACAAGATTATTGAACTGGCGGCAAAACGCTTAGACATCGATATGGAAGAGATTCACAAGTACTTTATTGATTTGATGGTGCTAGAAGGAATGATAGAGATTGTTTGAAACTTCTATCAATTATACACCGCCCAAACTTAACTATAAAGGATAATAATTCCAAGGAGGTACACACAATGAAACTAATGCCACAAGGTAAAAACCCTGGAATGTCGCCGCAAGCGTGGTACAAATTGCACGTGAGACTGGCACGGATGAATCAGAAGTATCGCAAGCAGCTGATGGAAGCATACGTGAAAGGGGAGAAGAAAGTTGGCTAACATGATTGAACTGGCTGTACTACCGGTACATGAGCGCCTAGCAGAACTGCATCTCATCATTCTAAAACGTCCATGGACAGAAGAAGAGGAAGAAGCGTTCGAAGAATGCATGCAAGTCAACTCAGATGTGATCCACGAACTGAACAAAATCAAGGAAATGTCAGCGCTGGCGTATAAGTCAGACGATACCGAGTGGCAGCACGACATTTGCGCCCGGATCGAGGCAGTGAGCAAGAAATTCATTCGAGGGGGAATATACAGTGGCTAAGAAACAATCGGAGATTAGACGGCTCACATCGGTGTACACCTTCAAATACCCAGGAACGCCAAAGTGCGGATGCGGACGGGACGCAGAGTATGAGGTGTACGATGATCATCAACCACACTGCCGGATGTGTATGCTGGACGCGGTAGACTGCAAAATCTCAGTCATGGTGCGGCGGATGGATGGAGGGTTTGACGATGCAAGCTAACCATGATCCACGTTACCCGGCTCCCGTTCAATTCTACTTTACAACAGAGTGCGGCCGGATTTTCCAATGGGCAGCAGTTGATTACGAGAGCCTGATTCTACGCATCCATGAGAAAGGATACCGGGCCAAAGAGATTCGCACCTTAGAAGAGCAAGAAGAACTGGAAGCATCCATAGCAATGGGTAGAGCCTACATCGAAAGAGAGCTGAAGGAACCTGCTTAAGACGGTATCGGACATAATCGAACATTACGCGAAGGGAGGAAAGGAGGATGGATGCAAGACTGAAGTTCCTGGAACTGGCGAAGATAGCGAATGCCCGGGGGACACTGACGGAGACGCTGAAGCGTGTGTACTTGCTGAATTATGTACGTGAAGTACACAAGGAAAGAGCAGCCACTGCAATGGCTGCCCGGGAAAGACGGTTTGAAAATTAAGTTACGAAAATTATAACTCAAAAGGAGTGATTTATCAATGTTGGATCAAGACAATGCAAGCGATTATATGCCAGTGGTGGCTTCGGCTAACAGGAGTGTTACGGCGGATTCAATGGTTGGACGGCAGATGCAGGAGGTCAAGGCTATGGTATTCATGGCGAAGCAGTTCCCCCGGGATATCGCCAGTTCATATCAGCGCATTATGACAGCGTGTGAGCGCCGACTTCTGGCTGAGAATGCAGCCTATCAGTACCCGCGGGGATCCGAGAAAGTGTCAGGACCTTCTATCCGGCTGGCTGAGGTTATCGCCCAGAACTGGGGAAACATCGACTTTGGTGTAGTTGAATTGGAGCAGAAAACCGGTGAATCTACAGCCATGTCTTACTGCTGGGACCTTGAAACCAATGTCCGGCAGACGAAAATATTCACGGTTAAACATGAGCGCCACACGAAAAAAGGGGTCAACAAGCTTACTGACCCACGTGATATCTACGAAATGGTAGCTAACCAAGGAGCACGGCGGCTGAGAGCTTGCATCCTGGGTGTTATCCCTGGAGACATCGTTGATAAGGCGCTTCAGAAGTGCCAGCAGACGTTAATCGGCAATAATAAGGAACCATTGATTGACCGACTGACGGCAGTTCTGGCTCAGTATGACAAGGAATTCAGCGTGTCTAAGGAAATGATTGAGAAATATTTCGGATATAAATTGTCCGCCTTTACTGAACATGATCTGGTGCAGCTTAAGAAAATCGGTCTCTCTATCCGGGATGGCATGTCCAAACGTGAGGATTATTTTGACATCAAGAAGACAGAAGCTAAGGAAACGGTGTCTAAGACGGTTGACGATTTCGAGGAATATCTTAAATCAACGCAAAAGGATGGTGCGGAAAGTGATCCTAACCAGTCAGAATTACCACTCGATTGAAGCGAACCGGCACTATATGAGCAACAGCCAGTTTAAAAGTTTCGAAGAGTGTGAGGCCAAAACCATGGCTGAGTTATCCGGGGCGTTTATCGCCCCTTCCAATGATAATTTTCTTCTGGGCTCATATGTTCACGCCTATGTGGAGGGAACATTGGATCAATTCAAGGAGTCTACACCGGAGCTTTTCAACAATAAAGGTCAACTATATGCGAAATATGAGGTTGGCGATGCCATGATTCAGACTATCAAAAATGACGAATTCATCCAGTTTGTGCTACAGGGCGAGAAAGAATTGATTATGACTGCTGAACTATTCGGTGTTCATTGGAAGGTAAAGCTTGATGTGCTGAATCAGCAGCGCGGCCGGATTGCTGACCTTAAGACGGTCAAGGGGTTGCGGGAACGCTACTGGAACAAGGAATACGGGGCTTATGAATCATTTATCGAGCATTACAAATATATCCGGCAGATGGCTATCTATGCTGAGGTAGAACGTGTGGTGAATGGCCGGGAGAATTGGTTAGAGCCCTTAATTGTCGCTGTTTCTAAGGAATCGGTTCCTGATAAAGCAGTGATTGGATTCGATGCTGATCGGCTGAAAGTTGAGCTTGATGAAGTCGCTGAGAAGATCGGTCACATTATTGAGGTTAAACGTGGGCTGGTGGAGCCGCGGCATTGCGGACAGTGTGCCTATTGCAAACGAATCAAGAAACTGCGGTCTATTACCCATTACAGCGATTTAGCAGTCTAGGAGGTGTGACCATGCGAAAGAAGCCAAAGAAACAGCCGGCCCCCTGGAGGTCCGGAATACTTGACCACCACAAGCGCCACAACCGTCTGAGAGGCGCAATCACCAAAGTTACGGGTGAAGTCAGGCTGGAAGTAAATCGTCGCTCTATGGAGGTCAAGGGAACTGACATACCTGTCTGTGAGCGCTGCGGGACATCGAAGGATCTCAGCAAGGGACACATTGTCGAAGCAGCACACATGGGGCCGGGTTACGATCCGGCCAACATCATGAACCTGTGCGGCACCCACGGATGGTCTGGAACGTGTCATGACTGGTGTGATAACACCCGGGAAGGCCGGGAATGGAAGAAGCAATACGGCGCGATGCTGCGGCTATACTACAGCGAGGGTAACGGTAAAAACTATTGGTCATATAAGGAGGAAGCATAGATGAGAAAAGTTATTTTTAAATATAGCACAGGATGGGGAGAACACAACAGTTACAGAGAAACTATGGAATTTGAAGATGGTACGACAGACGAAGAAGTTCAGGAAGCATTTCAAGATTGGGTGTGGGAAAGAATTGGGGATTATGTTACTTGGTATGACGAGGAGGAAGCATGAGCCTATTCCAAAAGTTTCTCATCTTCAAACGCCGACTATCCGGCATCCTCTCAGACGAGCTACAAGAGGCCAAGGACGCGTTTTTCATCGAACTGACATTAGACTGCGAACGATTGGCGAAACGCCCTATGACAGGCGCTGAGCTTCGCATGCTGTACAGTCTAGACGATGAGCAGACGGAAGTACTCCATAAAATGATAAGTGAGGCGAATAAGGGATGAGCCGCAAAGAGGCAATACAGGACATGGATCGGCTGCTAGCGGTGTGCAAGGTATGCACGCTCCGCAATGATAAGAAGTGGGCCAACCCCTCGTACAACCGGCTTCAGCAGCACTGTAACACCAAGTGTGCGACAGGCAAGAAGCTGCTCAAGGTTGCGGCTGCGCTGGACAAGGAAGTCCGGGCGCGGCGGAAGCAGAAGAAAGGGGTGAGCGCATGACCAGTGGCCCACGAGTGACTGCAAAAACCTTCTGGGTATGGACCGAGACAGCCGCCGCAGCAAATCCAGACCGGATCCCGGGAGCTCCGGTGGATCAGCAATTTGCACCATATGGCAAAAACGCCCCGGCAGGATGGCTGGAGCGTGATTACATCGTGGATGCAGAGGATTATGAGGGGCAAGTTGATTTATTCGGGGTGGTGGAGAGATGAAAGAGGAAACACTTAGAGGCATCCTACATGACTGGGAATATATGCTTCCAATCTATGAGGAATCGCTTAGAAACTCCACCACAGTTGCGAATATAGAACATTATAAACATATGGTTGAGTTTTCTAAGCGTCAGATTCAGGAGACAGAGGAAGCCTTACAACAATTTAAGACTGCTTAGTCCGGGATATATTCCAGAAGATCCCCGACATTGCAATTGAAATGCTCACACAGTTTGTTCAGAGTTTCATAGTCAATTCTCTTATTCTTTTCATCCCAGATGTTGGTGAGGGTGCGGCGGTCGAGTTCCGTAACCCTTGCCAACTCCGATATATTTCTGACTTTATGCTTCAACATTTGTTCATGAAGTTTGCTTTTAATCACAATATTCACCAGCCATTTTATAGTCATAACCTATTTCTATCATATCCATCATGCCCATAAAGTAAATGATTCAGAACATTATGTACAACTAGATGTACAAATTGCGTAACTTATAGTAAGATAAGTACAGAGAGGTGATAACAATGTTAGTAGACGCAAAAGACATTCAAAAAAGATACAAGATCAGCAGACCCACCGTCTACGAGCTGATAAAAGAAGGAATGCCGCACATTCGAATCTCTGAACGGATACTGCGGTTTGATCCAGACGAAGTTATGCGGTGGTTTGAGGAACGTCAAACCAAGGCGGTGTAATCATGGCAAAAAAGGCTCCATTCTTTTCGCACGATATGAACGCCAGACATGACCCGAAAATATCAGCAATGCGCGGCGTATATGGTGCCGAAGGGTATGGGTGGTTCTGGATGCTAAATGAACTCATGGCCGAATCAGATGGATACCAATTGGATTGTAAGAGTAAGTACGCATTCAATGCTTATGCAATGCAATTGCAATGCAAATCAGATACTTTGCAGAAATTTGTATCGGATTGTATCGAAGAATTTGAACTATATGCAACGGACGGAATCACGTTTTGGTCCAATTCCCTTCGAAAAAGGATGCAATATCGGGACGCAGTATCGGAAAAACGGTCCGAAGCAGCTAATAAACGATGGGAAAAAAAGCAATCGGATGCAAATGCATCTAAAAATGATGCAAATGCAATGCAAAAAAATGCAAACGAAACTAAACAAAACAAAACAAAACTAGAACCTGAAATTCCTGACACAAATTATCGTCAACAGGTACTGGAATGGATCAATAAATACGAACTGAAATGCAAGGGAGTTTTACAACTAGAGGATATTACATCATTCATTGGCATAGTTGATATCGAAGTAATCGAGTATGCCATTAAGAAGGCAGAAAAGAAGAATGCGCCATATGCCAAGCGAGTTCTTGAAGAACTTGTGGAGGAAGGAAAGACCACCAAAGAATCTATCAAGCCTGCGCAAGTCGTGAAGTTAGAAAGAGAAAAGCAATCATCTTCATACCAAGATCATGTGATGAAACTGCAAGAAGAAATGAGGAGCCGCAATGAATATACCGATGGAGACATTGTTAACCTCTGAACAGAGCATACAGGCTGAGCGAGGAATCATATCGGTGGTACTCCAGGGCGGTAAAGTATTGGATGAACTTGCTGGACAATTGCTGCCTGAGGATTTTCAGGAGATCGCATTCCGGCACATATACGAAGCAGCCCTTACCCTTTATACCAAAAACGAACCAGTTGACATAATCACCGTCAGCGCACAGTTACAGCAGAAAAAGGTGCTGGAAGAGATAGGCGGTGTTTCAAACCTTTCACGGATAGCCAAGTCGGAGTTCACTGGTGGGTACACAAACCACTACCTAAAAATTATCAAACGGCAGGCAATCCGGTCTAAAGGACTGATGCTTGCCAGCGACATACGAGCAATCACAGAAGAAGATGACTTTGAGACGCCAGAAGAATACGTGCAGATGATCGACACCATGGTCAGTCACATGCGGCCGGAGTTAAAGGGGGCAATGAAGTCATTTGCAGAAACTGAAGAAGAATTCATGCAATCACTTCTAACCCATGAATCGCTTATTAAAACCGGATTCGAAAACTTCGACACATGGTCAGGTGGGATCGGCAGAGGGTGGCTATACATATTAGCCGGACGGCCGAGTATAGGGAAGACAGCAAGGGCCATGCAGATGGCGACCAACATGGCGCGACAGGATGCTGGGGATGTGCTGGTGTATTCACTCGAAATGACTAGTAATCAACTTAAGGAACGGATCATGTCCAACATTACAGGAATCAACTACGCCAAGATACGGCAGAAGGATTTGAACGACTACGAGTTAGGACTGATTAAGAGAGCTCACGCCATGTTCAACCAGTACCCGATGATGATTGACGACAGTTCCGGTGTTACCTTCGACCAAGTCCGCGCAACCGCTCGTCAGATTCACCGCCAAAAAGGCAGAATCGGAGCAATATTCGTTGACTACCTTACTCGGATGAACATCAAACAGCAGAAAGGGGAAACGTGGAGCCGTGCTGTGGGAGAAGTCGCCAAACGCTTCAAGTGGCTTGGACAAGAGTTGGATTGCCCGGTAATCCTGTTGGCTCAATTAAGCCGTGAAGGGGCTGAGGGAGCGCCACAACTTCATCACCTCAGGGATTCAGGAGAGATTGAGCAGGAAGCCGACACCGTAGAGTTTCTTTGGCAAGATCCAGATGAAACCAGCCGGGACGGAGTAATCGTTCAGTCAACCATTGCAAAGGGCCGGCACACGGGAACGAAGGCTTTTAAGTACCTGTTTAAAGGATGGGTGCAGAAATATGAAGACTATAACCGCTAGGGAGGGATAAACATGAAAAGCAGATGGGATGTATACGAATATTTGAAAAAGCATGCACTACCTAACCACCTGTTGCCGCGAGCACAGCAGTTGGAACCGATATTCCCAGAACTTGAACGAGAAGAAATCCAGGAAGGAATCGAAGAATATAAGGCTGCAAAATGGCTGCGTAAAGTGTCATAACAAGGGAGGAAACAGGGATGAAGGTAAAAGTGTTCTACAATGCATCCAGCTTTTATGAGACGGCACTACTATATTCTAAATGGATTGACGAAAATCCAGATGTAGAAGTGGTGTCAACAGTCGGAGATGACAAAACCATCGTGGTTACATGCAGAGAGACGTATAACAGCCCCACACAGACGTTATAACCAATAGGGAGGAATATACCATGAAGGTACAAGTAGAAGGTAATCTGTACATCGAATCAGACGAGTATCAATTTATTCTCAAAGAATACACAGGAGCAATTAGCAAGCCACTGAAAGAAGGCGAGGAAGGCCGACCAGTTTACAACACGAAAGGCTACTTTCCAACGGTAGAGAGTGCAATGGCGAAAGTGTTAACTATGAAGGTGAAGCAATCAACGGCGCAGACGCTCCAAGAGCTTGTAGCAGACGTTGAACGCATCAGGGAAGAGATTCGGACAGCAGTAACATTTTAAGCGCTCTATGGGGCACACAGAAGGTGAGAGGGTGAAGGGAATGGACATAGTGAAGTCTGATTGGGTGACAACAAAGTTTGGCGGCAAGGGAATTGTTCGCAGAGTGGCAAAAGATGGTTCATGGGCTGACATTGATTGGGGTACTCACAAAAAGAGAATGAAGACAGTGAATTTAATTGTTCAAACGACAATTCCTGTTGGAGACGGATGGAGAGTCACAGACTGGACTCGAAGAAATGAACTTGAAGGCTTCGACCCGACCGAATCACCCAGCGACAGCGGCAGCCGTAAAGGGTCTGGGGGTTCCCATGAATAAACTAAATAAGCAAATAAGCCTAAACACCATCAAAGAGAGAGTAAAGTCATTCAACGATGATCCAAACCTCTACGGCGTAGTGATGACAGTATGGGAGATGAATCTACTTTTGGAGCTCCTAGAAGAAAAGAACAAAGCCCTAGCGTTCTACGAGAATATAGAAAATTGGACTCCGTATCCAAATTCCTTAGATTACGAGTGCAAAATACTCGATGATTGCGGAAATATCGCCCGTAAAGCCCTTAATACATCCTCTAACAACGAAGGAGAGACGATATGACACCAGAACGGAAAGAAGAACTCAAAAAGAAATATAAAAATATGGATTACTTCACAATGCAACATAATTTCGGGTTGCTGCTGGCTGCTCTAGAAGAGACACAACAACAGAACGAAAGACTCCGTAAAAATTTTATGTTCAGCGGATCGGCACTGGCAGAGGCACAACAGACCATAGCCCGGCTGGAGTCGGAACTTGAAGATATGACTGTTGATCGGAATTTATGGCGAAGCAACTCAACGGATTGGGAGGGGCAAGAAGAACTTGAAGATGAGGAAGGGGAGACACAGCCATGACACAAGTAAAGGAATGGAGCAACCAGGAGCTAAACCGCCGGCTGGCGGAGTTAATGGGATACACAGTTATCGACTTCAGTTATGCAGACGATCCTGACAACTACGACTATTTCAAAGTTGTCAATGAAGCAGGAGAGCAGTTTGGCGAAGACAGAGATAGCGAAGAAGAAGCATGGGACGAAGTGCCAAACTACTCCGGCAATGCTGCTGCCTCTCTAGAGGTACAGACAGCAGCAATAGTAAAAGATCCCGAAAACTTCATGCGTAACTTAGTTGCAGTCAGATGGGATAGACAAGACGCTGCGGAAATGAAGGAGCTATCTCTTGTAGGTGCGGCTGACTTACACCTCGCCAGCCCCAGAGAGAGGGCAGAGGCGGCATATATCACACTATCCCAGGTGCTTAAATCACAAGGAGCTGATCAACTTGATTTATGAGGGTGACATAACCAAAGAAATCCTGGATACCGTCAGCATCGGAAATCTCGTGCGAGTGAACGACTGGAAGAAGCTAATGCGGGTAAAGGGTGTCTCTGAGAACTATTTCGTAATGGTTCGCAATAATTTCGGGCAGCTGCGGTATTCCGTATGCGAAAAGAAACCGTGGGGCGGCATACGGCACAATCGAATGGTTGGCGGCATGTTTCACTGCGGCACAGATAACATGATTTTTGGGTGGATCGGGTTCGATTACAAATTTGATGACCAGGATCAAATCAATAGATACCTCCATGCATTTGAATCGGGCGAGATTGAGCTTTCTGTGCGGGGAACAATACCTGTTCAAAGGCTGGAAGTTAAGCAATAGACGCATACAGTTCACTAAATTATGAAGGGATGATAGAAATGAGCAATGTTATTTTGACTGTAGATGGAGCGGAGAAAATCAAGGAAGAGATTCTGCATATTGAAACCATCAAGCTGCCTGAGTTGAAGGAGGACATAAAAAAAGCACGAATTGAGGGTGCGGATACACAGGAATTGGATGAACAATGGGAATTCTACTGCAATCGCGTTCCAAGCCTTAAGAATATGCTCTCAACAGCCAAAATAGTAGGCAGAGTAGAGCCGATTAAAGTAGGTCTCAAAAAGAAAGGCGCTCATACCTTGGAACGAGCTGAAAACGGAACTTGGACATTAGATGGCGAGGAGATTGAGCAGGAACGGGCCATACAGGAGCTTGCTGAAGCCGTCAATGATTTAGGCTACTGGTGTCAGGTGGCGAAAGATGTACTCCCCGTTGAAGAATTTGCGGAAGTCCAGCGGTGTGTCGAATACCAAGGATAAACGCAGAAAGAGAGAATGATGCAATACGGCCGGAGGCCACCAATTCGACTGAATAACTCAGCCGGCAGGCGGGGGCCGAAACAGATTTAGGGAGTAGGAGTAACCCTACTCTCCCACATCCTATGAAAGGAGTTGAAGATAATGTTTGAACGGCTGCAGAACCAAAAAGCTCAATTGCTTAACCGTCTCCAAATGCTCAATACTCGCTATCATGACGGCATCACACATTTGTACGAGGACATCCAAGCATGCAAAGAAGCAATTCGCGATGTCGATACCGCAATGGCTGAACTGAAATAACGAGAGGGAATAGAGGAGGTTTCAGCCCTCCTCTCCCACTAAGGGAGGAACAAACGATGAACGTATACAAAGTGAACGATTACTGGATTGCTGCTAAAGATGCTGATACTGCATATGGTCAATATCTTGAGGAAACGGACGGCATGGAAAATATGGAAGTAGATGATATCGCAGAAGGTGAAGAAACGGAAATCACTGTTCACATTTATCGGCTGACTGCACATGAGATTGCAGTACAAACCGTGCCTTGCTGCGAGGATGGATGCGATCGCTGCGAAGATTTAAACGACCACTTGTACGACACATATCAAGAGTTACTGACGCAGAAAACGGATTTCCCGTGCGTCTTGGCAAAAGAAATTTAGGGGAGGAAGCCCAATGACACAAACACCGAGGGACTGGCAAAAGGATATGGAGATGTGTGAGAGGGTAAAGGATGCCGAATGGCTAATACTCGATCACACTTCAGCAGCATATTGGCAACGAGGCGGATTAATGAGCACCATATGGGAAGGTGTTGACGCAGAAGCCTTACAGCAGCACAAGGCAGCCCTTCCCTACTGGCTCCAAGAAGCCAAGGTGTACAAACAATCCTACGAGGCTACCTTGACTCAGTATACAGCTGAGAAAGCCCGTGCAGACGCAGCAGAGGCCCGGGAACAACAACTAAAAGAGGCGGCGCAGCTAGCGGTCAACGACCTTGAACTATGGAACGACAAAATACTGGCGGCGAAAGTAGTGTTAGGACAATTGCAGCGCATGTTATCCACCCTATACCCAGATACCCCAGCACAACCAGTAGAAGAGAAATTGCCTGAATGGACTAAAGTGAAAAGTCGCGAAGATGGGATGATTTATACAATTCATGATGCAACGGAAACAAATAATCAGTTCGGTTATGGTATCTATCGTTACAGGGTCAAAGAAAGATTAGACACAGGGTTTGCGCTGCACAAAAAGTGGTTCGATGTAATTTCAGATACCCCAGCACCCAAGGAGGGCAGCGAGTAATGAAGATTATGAAATCGCTGGAACTGGCTAAAAAGTATAACGCTTGCCCGGAATGCGGAAATGAATACGTTGGCAATGGAGAAGGTACGGTAAATATCGAGGGAAATACGTTCCGGCGCACCTGCAGATGTGGCTGGAAAGTTGAAATCACGGTTGAGGAAGGAGATAACCAATGATCAAGAAGGTTCTGATTTTCGAAGTTGACGGTATTCGGGTTTCTACTTCAAAGGAATATAAAGCAGAGCCGACCAAAGAGCAGGTGCTGAAGGACATGAAAGAATGGTTCTTCCAGAATTTCTATATGTGGTTTGCAGTAAAGGAAAACGGGACTGAGAAGAATTTGGAAGATTGGTATGAATCAAAGGAAGGTGTCCAATGACACTCACAAGGGAAGAGATAATCAGCCGCAAACCAGGACCTGAACTGGATATGTTTGTCGCTCAAATCGTTATGGGCTGGAGATTAGAGGGAGATATGCTCCATTGCGGTCCAAAGGGATGGAGAGTGGCAGAAGATTACTATCCTTCAAACCATATTGGAGACACTTGGGAAATGGAAGAACAGATAGCGGTTTTAGAAAAAGAAGGATATTACGTAAAAGCTCTCTGTGACGTTGTAGGAACGCCGAGAGACGGTACTAGGATACTGGCTATGGATGATTGGAGAATGCTGCACGCCAAGCCTGAACAGCGCTGTAAGGCTGCATTGATTGCGGTACTTAACTTATAAGGGGGCATAGACACTTGATTGTTCAAATCAAATTCGAAGGCGACATTACTATGATGTTCGGTGACTCCTACAAGCCGTGGCGTATACAGTTTGACGAATACTGCTGGGATAACAAGAAAGAGCTAGGGGAGATTGAGGAAGTCTCCTGCTGCTCAGATAAATGGATAGGGTGGGGCGGATTAAAGTGGTGCACGGCGGAAGTCTTCCAGCACCAATTAAACCGCGAGGGATGCCAGGATGCTGATCACGACAATCCAAATGCCCGGCAGTATGCAGAGATGAAATTCACATTTGATCCACAGATCGCCAAGATAGCCCAGCGCATTCTACAAGACGCAAGGAACGGCCAAACGGATCAAAGGCTACTGCTGAAAGGTATATTGCCAAAAGGTGCGTAAGGGCTAATTTAGGGGGCATAGACCCCAAAGGGAGAGGATACACGATGGGCAGAGAGATTAAGTTCCGGGCGTGGTATAAGCCATTAGGTGTCATGATCCAGCCGGATAAGTTGGAGATGATCAACTTTGATACAAAGGTACTGGGCGTGTACATGGAAATGGAGGGTATGGGTTATCATGTGCTGCGGATGTATGACTTTGAACTCATGCAATACACCGGACTCCAGGACAAGAACGGCCGGGAGATCTACGAAGGGGATATCCTACAGGATGATTACGGCGCCGGTGAAGTGGAATGGGTGCAGGAACATTGCGCATACATGGTGTTCACTCGAAACCCGAGCATCTACCACAGGCTGGAATCAGACGGAAAGTTGGTTCAGTCCGAAGTCATAGGTTCAATATATGAAAATCCCGAGCTGCTAGAGGCAAGAGGAGATGACAATTGATGGCAAAGTTCATAAAACTGAGCGAACCAAACGGACATACATTAAGCGTAAATATAGATCAATTGGTTGCTTATACAGAAATTTCTCGCAAAACACATACCATGATTCACACTACTAACGGATCATTTGAAGTGAAAGAATCCATTCAAAAAATTGATGATTTAATAGCAGAGGTATAAGGGGGAGAAGAGGATATGAGCATAGAAGCGCATCATTGTAATGTTCCGGGCTGCAAAGGGTTCGTAGTGTTCGAAAACGCCGACTTTGATTTCAAGGACATGCGAACGGATGAAAAAAGAGGGGTATACTCCTTCGCTAATCCCAGATGTACAGAATGTGGAAAAGAGTTCTTAGTTGTTCCACATTATGCTGTGATCGACTTTGAAGCGGAAGAAGTAATAGCGTCAGCCTGCATTACAGAATATGAACGGCGTGAGCAGCAGCGCAAGTTTGATGCTGAAACAGAGCCTTCCTTGCGAATCATGAATTATATCATCCGGTGCGGGTACACATATGCAGTGCATGAGGTGGTTGCAGAATATTCCCGGTATAAAGAGACGGGATGTTACCTCAGCCATACGATGAAAGACTGCGTTAGAAATTTGAAGGACGAACTGGAAGAAATGCTCGCAGCGATATCATGAATTGAGGGGGAGAAGAGGATATGAAGACAGCATTTTTCGATATTTCGCCTGATAGTGTAAAAACGGCAGTAGAGCAGATAAAAGACGAGTACGATGATTCGCTCATGGTTATGGCGCCGTTTAGTGGGAAGATGTCAATGCACGCACCCAGTAAGTCAGGTAAGCACAAGGGGTATCATCGGATCAAATGCGAGATTTGGATACCTGAGGATGCCATCCAAGGTGAAGGTGCGCTTACAGACTTCGGAGCGTTCGCAGTAATGCGGCTGCCGAAAACACGGGTACAGGACCATCTGAAGTCATAGGCCGAAGGGCTCCGATTCGACCGAATCACCCAGTTTACGGGGGCCGGAACAGGTCTGGCTCCCCATAAAGAAAGGAACAACAAACCTATGATCAAATGGATAGAATACGACCCAGCGAATCCACCGCAATCATTTAAAGACTACTTTGTTATCTCAAGTGGAACACACCCATGGTGTGCGTATTTAGACAGCAGAAAAGGGTGGATGGTGGGAAATGTAGGTCTGAATAATGTCACTCACTACGCCCATATCAACCTACCAGGGGAGGAAGACAAGTGAAAAAAGCAGATATCCAAGTAGGCGTAACCTACCATAACGGGAAAACGGGGAACCGATCATATTCATCCAGAGAGGTGCTTGAAATCGGAGAGCGTCTTCGGCACCCTAGATTCGAATGGATTTATCCTTATGGTGTGAGATTCAAGCAAGTTAAGGGTGCATATGCAGGAGAAGAAAACGTGATCAGCATGGATTCATTTTCTCAATGGGCCAAAGGGCGGGTAGGGGAGGAAGACAGACCATGAAACTGATAGACGCAGATGAACTACTGGAATGGATCAGTGGAGAATTTGAAGATTTTGAAGAAGAAGTACAAAGACTTACTTATCAAATTAATGCCGGCACCTTTGACCCCACACCACCAGTACAGCCAGACATCAAGCCGGGGGATAAGATACGACATAAGGGAAATCCACATTACGGAATAGGTGTGGTGCATGAAATCGCTAAAAGTGGGCTCAGAGCACATTGTAGCTTTCCTGACTACGATAAACGAGTCTCTCACTGGGAACCACGTGGCTATTACCGTTTAGACAAACTGGAGGTCATCAAAGATGAGTAGTGGAGTAAAGAGACACCGTTCGATAACACCTATCAACCCCACCTATCCCAACCTAGTAGACACCAGCAGATGGGACACCAGAGACACTACGTATGTGTTAAGTGAGGAACAGTTAGCTGAGGTAATCGCGAAGTACGGCCCACCTAAGATGCCACTACGCAAGACGGGGAATCATTTTCGGGGCTTCAAGAAGAAAGGGGAGGGGAAGGATGCGAAGCAAGTACGGAGCAAAAAAGACGCAAGTTGACGGTATTCGGTTCGATTCGAAAGCGGAGGCACAGAGGTATCGCGAGTTAATGCTGCTGAAACGCGCTGGAGAGGTCACAGACATCGTTTTGCAGCCATCATATGTATTAATGCCCGGATTCAAACATGAGGCCACAGGCGAGCGCGTACAAGCTATCAGGTACAAGGCGGATTTTCTAGTAACCTATGCAGACGGTCACCAGGAGATCGAGGACGTGAAAGGAGTTAAGACGGAGGTTTACCGGATCAAGAAAAAACTGTTCATGAACTTGTACCCTGATTTGTATATCAAGGAGGTCAGCGCATGAGAGCAGCATGGATCAACCTAGGCAACACATACGAGCTAATAGACGACTGTGGAGCCCATAGAGGCACGATCATCACCTTGGACAAGCAAACACACCAGCGGAGCTTAAGAGCGCTGTATGAGCCTCCAGTGGTCATATACACCGAAGGGTGCAAGCTGCTGCAAAAAGGAGGGATTGATCTAAAATCGGCATGATTAAAGTGGAGTAAACGTAAGAAAACGAAAGAAATTAGTACAATAGTCGCGGGAAATAGTGTATAATATAGGTAATAATCAATAATATGAACGTATATGAGTCGAAAGGGTGAAATAAATGGATTTGACAACGGCGACACTGCAAGAATTGAAGGCGAGAATAGCAGAACTCCCACCGGGGGATGAGTTTAACCGGATATCGAACCGCATCGCTGAATTAGAACTGGAGGAACGTTCGAAGGCTGCTGAGCAAGAGACAGTCACCAGCGAGGTCGCCAAGTTTATGGACAGCCTGGACTTCGAAGGCGTGGATCCTAAGGATTTATTTGTGAACTACACAGAAGAAAAGGCCAGTGCGTCTTATGAATACGTTAATGCTGTGATTCAAAGCGCAGTATCAAAGATGAAGCAGGCTGAAATATCCAATATTAAAACATTGGAAGCTACAATTACCGCGCTGCAAGAGAAGAACGATAAGCTGCAACAGGAAAAAGAAGAGCTCTCTCATGACCTGAGTGTTCAGAATCTGGAAATTAGCGATTTGAATACTCGTTTGGCAAATGCAAGCCGTCTGTTGGATGAAGAAAAGGCTGAGACAGCACGATTGAACAGCCAAGTGGATGATCTTCGTAAGGAAATTGCCATCGGCGCAGCTGCTGCGGTGAAGGTGGAGGAAGTAGATGTGAGATCAGCACATGAGAAATGGCTGGAGCAACGGCAGAAGGAAGAAGAAGCCAAGCCGGTTATCTACAACATCCGCTGGAAAGATGATATTCGCCGGGACACCTACTTGGCAGAACTGGCTGCAACAGATGAAACCATTGAAATACCGTACTTCACCATGACTGGTGATCTTAATAATCCATCAGCCATGAAAGGGAGATACCGGGTGGTGACCAGCGAAGAAGCGCCATCGTTTCGAACCGCAGCCGTTGTTGAAGAAGATCATACGAGCGATGTTCCCGTGGGTAGCGACGTAACTATCACTGTACCTGCCTTTCGTGACGAAGAAGAAAACGCCGCAGAGTCTGGATTGGCTACTGAGGCACCAACAGTGGCTGGATCGACAGTTACGCGCGAAGAATTTGAAGAACTCAAAGCCAGAGTCGCCGAAATTGAATCCATTAGAGCGGCTGCTTAAGAAAATAAATGAGTAGGAGATGAGCACATGATCATCAAGCACAGCAGCATGAAGCCGGAAGAATCCATGCTAGTTATATGCAAGAATGAGCATGTGCTTATCTACTATGACGAAGAACGCCAAGGATGGTCGATCAATAGGGCAACCAAAAAGGCGCTTGGCCGGACGAGTGAAGTATACAGGCGTATTGAAGGATTCAGAGAGGTAGCTTTTATCACAACCGAACCACTGAAGGAGGGAGAACATGGACAACAACACAGTAATCAAACTGCTGGCAGATTATAGATCCTACAAGTTTGCGTTAATGAACCTTGGAGGAGAGCAAGAAGCAAGATACACCAACCGCAACGTGTACGCAGAACGAAAGCCACTGCACATCAGCAACTACAATACATGGTATGACCGGGAAAGATACACACGTGTTGTAGGACTGCTGGAATCGGCTGTGGACTTTGTACTGAGTGACGAACAGCGTTCAATCATCCGTGACAAGTACATGGAACGTAACCGGCTAAACCTTGGTGAGATTGCCGATAAGCTGCACAAGGACCGTAAGACAGTATCCACGCAGCACAAAAAGGCCATCAACAGCCTATGTAAAGCTCTACTGCCGATCAGTCAGGATTACATGGAGATCAACAACCTGGACCACATGTTTGAAGACCTCAAGCCTTCGGCGTAATTACCCATTCCTTCCCCATTATTGCCCACAAATTCCCCATACGAAATGATAAAATAGTACTATAAGGAACGTGAGCATGGGCGGCAGATAGCTACTTGCGCAGTCGTCGCCCACTCTGTTTCTTGTAACTTTCATCTCACTTGGATGGTTCACTCCTTGGCGCAGGCTTCGGCTGGCGCTACATTTTATCGAAGTCGGTTAATGGCAAACCAACGGTCTCCAAAACCGTGACTGGTGGTTCGATTCCATCCTTCGGTGTACATCAGCAACACCCATCCATAACGCGCTAATGCGCACACTTCGATGTTGGGGATGGGTTGCACATATATGATGTGGAAGCAAACGCGCACTCAGTGATTGTGGGCACTCAATCTATTGTGTCGCGTACTGGCAGCAGATCACACATGCCCAGCCTGCGTAATAAGTCCAGCCACATCACAATATGTCGAAGTTCCGACGGGGAATGTCGAGCAGGAGGATTCGTCCAGAATGCGGCAGTGGGGTCCAACCTACCTTTGACACACAAGAGAGTGACGGTATATCGCCGTTGCTCTTTTTGTTTTGCGGCATAGCCGCCATCGATTCGACCGAATTACCCAGTGAAACGGGGGCCGCAATGAGGCATTCAGAGAGGTATTTAACCATTGCTTTTATATTGATGGTGATGATAGTGATCGAGGTGGTGAGATAGATGAAAGAGGTATATCTGCATATTGGTAATGGTGGGGTAACCTTCAGAGCAGAAAGCATGCGGAAGATTGGCGAGATGCTCATCGAAGCAGCAAAGCAGCCGCATGAAGTGTATTGCTGCGCAGCTGAAGCGCGAGAAGAAACAAAAAATAGCACACTTAGTGCAAGTAAAATGCTCTGAAATGCGGTGTTATACCAAATTGATGTGTAAATAAGTGCAAAATTATTGATTAGAGGGAGGTGAACACAATGGCATTGACAGAGAAGCAGAGAAACTTCGTGAACGAGTACATGAAAGACATGAACGCATCAGCAGCCTATCTGCGTGCCGGGTATCAATGCACCGAAGAAGCAGCAAGGCGGGCAGGTAGTCGGTTGTTGTCAAATGTAGACATTCAGGACGAAATCGGACAAAGAACGGACAAAATGCAGCAAGAATCAGGCATGAGTGTCCGCTGGGTGCTAGAAAAGTACAAAAAGATCATCGAGAGTAACGAATACACTGACCCAGCAGTTGCTAAGGGCGCGCTTGATAGTGTGGCGAAACATTACGGGATGTTCAAGGAAAAGGTTGAGGTTACTGGCGAAGCTGGTGGCGCGATACAGGTTGTGTTCAGCAGCAAGATGAAGAAGAGTGATTCCACATGAACACCATCGTGATACCTTACGAACCACAGCCAAGGCAGCAGCTTTACCACCAAGCCGTGGACATAGACGAACTACTATTTGGTGGTGCAGCTGGTGGTGGGAAGTCGGAGTCCACGATATGGGATGCACTCAGCTACGGGTTAGAGTACGAGGGCAGCCGGCAGATCATCTTCAGACGGACATTCCCGGACTTACAGCGATCCATTATCAACCGAACGCTCCAGGTATATCCGAAGGCAGTAGCCAAGTACAACCAATCAAAACACGAATGGACGCTCATCAATGGATCAGTCATTGAGTTAGCTTACTGGGACAACGACAGCAACTACATGAACTACCAGGGCGCTGAGTATGATGTGATCCGGTGGGAAGAGTTGACGCAGTTTGAAGAGAAATGGTACACCTACATGCTGTCTCGTCTACGTGGCGCTAAGCCTTATCCGCGATCGGTGAAGAGCACGACCAACCCGGGCGGTGTAGGCCATGCATGGGTGAAACGCAGATTCATAGACATAGGTGAGTGGGAACTGGTTCACACGGTCAATGAGGTTGATGACGATGGAAATCATTTGATATATCCCCCAGGCACTCCTAACGCAGGAGAGCCTATTTTGCGCAACCGGATATTCATTCCTTCAAAGGTGACGGACAACATTGCGCTGATGCAAAATGACCCGGGATACATCGCACGGTTGATGTCGCTACCGGACAACGAGCGTAAGCAACTGCTTGATGGAGACTGGGACACATTCGCCGGTCAATACTTTGCTGAGTTTAGCCGCGCTCTGCACGTTGTAGAGCCGTTTGATATCCCGAGTGACTGGAAACGGTACAGGGCAATGGATGAGGGCTACAATGACCCGTTTGTGTGCCTCTGGGTGGCTCTTGATCCTAATGGGACGGCATATGTGTACCGTGAGTTTGTTAAGAGCAAGCTTCTAACCAGCGAGCAAGTGGAAATGGTTCGCTTGAATAGTGGCGCAGAAGAATACGAATACAGCGTGGCGGATACTAGCTTCTGGAATAGAGCTAAAACAGAAAATGTAACACCTGCTGAGATATTTGCAAGCCAGAATGTTCCTTTAGTACAAGCGAAGAAAGAACGTGTGAACGGATGGAAGCGCCTGAGAGAGTGGCTTCATCCGGTGGATACCTTGGATCATGTGACCGGACAGAGATATAAACATGTGAATCTTAAGATATTCAGTACATGTTTAAAGGCTATCGAGTCCATTCCATCCATGGTACACGATGACAAGATGGTTGAGGATGTTGCGGCTCACCCTCTGGACCATGTGCCTGATGCGTTGCGGTACTGGTGTATGAGCCGTCCGCAGGCTGTAACCACTAAAGCGTGGTCAGCTATACCGGACAGAAGAAAAGAAGTTCCATTTGATTTTGAAGAAGATGATTTTAAGGAACCAACTCAAAGTGGATGGGGTAGGTGGTGACATGCTTACATTTTCGGTATTTGCTGGAATAGCGTACATCGGAATCATTTATATCTGCAAAAAGCAGCAAGATACAATCAATGACCTGACAAACAAACTCATGGCGAAGGATTACCGTGAGTACAAAATGATCGACAGACCTCCTGAACCGGAGCCGCCAAAGCCTAAACGCCAAAGCTGGGCCAGCGATGTAGATTTAAATGAATTCAGTCAGTGAGGAGGTGAATAGATGACACTCTTGGAGAAGGCTAAGGACGCGCTTACTGGTATATTTGGATCAGGCGAGAATCTTCCAACCGTTGAACCCTTAAATACTCCTGAACAGCAGGAACTCGTGACAATGGTAGATGGCGACTATCAAGTGTACAAAGAGAACCGCCAAGGAATAGAGGCTCAATGGAGACTGGAGCAGCTAATATACGCTGGCGATCACTGGCATGGGCTGCGACCTGACTTTGAAATCAAGGAAAGGCCTAGCAACACGGACAATATCGCGGGAGCTCAGATTGATTCTATAGTTGGTAAAGTTACTGGATGGGACCCAGCGCCTGACTTTGAAGCACAGGAGCCAGGAGATGAACAAAAGGCTCAGGACCTTAACGACTTCATCCCGTTTGATCTACGAAAAATTAACTTTAGAGATAAATATGTAAGGGCCGTGAGAACAAGCATTATTCACGGTCCTTTAGTGTTTAAAACCATCTATGATCCTACGGTTGAGGGTGGACGGGGTAAAAACAGATACGATGGACAAAACGACATTATACCGGTTGAACTAGGATCTTTCTTCCCAGACCCTCGGATACTGGACTTTATCAACCTTCAGAAGATGGGCGCAATCATCATTAATACTCGTCAGACCATGGAGTACTTCAAGGAAAGATGGCCTAAACAGGGTAAAAAGGTGATGCCTGATATGGATGCCAATGATACTCAAATATTCAACAATACCGGCAGCTCAGACAGGTTTAACACTACACACACGCGCAATGAATCAACACAATCGCGGACAGCAGGGCTTATCGAATACTGGTACCGTGGGCTGCCTAAGATGGTGACGGAAGAGGATAAGGAGCTATTTGAGGAACAAGCGACAACCTTAATGGGTGCTGGTAAAGATCCATCGGAGGCACTCGCTAAAGCTGGAGGTACGATGTCAGGAGTGCATTGCATCTATAAATCATCCAGTGGCGTGTTTTTGGAGCATAAAGCGTATGTGTATGACCACGGACAATACCCATTCTCAGCCCGGACATTGTTCCCAATCGAAGGTAGTATTTGGGGTAAGGGCTTCATGAGGGATATGGTCAAACCGCAAATAATGCTCAATAAATTTGCTGAACTTGCGGTAGAAACCATGTCCAAGCAAGGGAACGCCGGAATCATGTACGAAGAAGGCGCTATCAATCCAAACCAGGTTAGCACATGGAAAGCAATAAGAGCTATTCCTGGTGCAATGCTTCCTACGGCTTCCGGGGCAATCTCAGGCAACACGATAAAAGAACTACAGGGTGTTGATGTGCCGACCACGGTATTCAATATGATCCAACACTATTTAACAATGCTCCAAAAGATACCTGGACAATTTGATAGCGCTAATGGTCAATCGTCCAGTAATATCACCAGCGGAGAGCAAGCAAAGGCTTTAATATCTGCCGCCAGTACTCGCCTGAATACGGTAACGGATGCTATCCAATCGGCTCTAGAAGAGGTATTCAAGCAGTACATTGAACTGATCGCACAGTTTTACACATCGGAGCGAATCGCTCGGGTAACAGGCAGACAGGTATCCATGAGTAGGGATAGTTTAGTCAACAAAGTTTCAGCACAGGTTAAAGTTCCAGATGAATCTGGTGTTGATACCATGCTGGATGTGGAAGAGGAATATGTACCTGAATTTGACATCAAGGTAAACATCAGCGCCGACAAGCCAATTGACCGCGAGTACTGGGTGCAAATGGCATTCAATATGTTACAGATGATTGATCCTATCACCCAGTTACCTATGATCGACGCTGAGGCGGTACGGTACACTGTCCAGTACGGACGTATGGAGCCAATGAGCGTCATAGAAGCGCGTATCAAAGAATCCGCAGGCATTCAGCAGCAACAGCAGCAGATGAAAGAGCAGTTCGCACAGTTGCAAGCAGAAAATCAGGCGCTGCAAGATCAATTAGGTCAGGCAAGCGAACAGCAAAACCAGCAGCAACAAGACGACAAGATGTTTGACCGCAATATGCAACAACAAAAGATGGATATCGATGCCGCGAAAGCAGCCGCAGCGCTTCAAAAACAACCAGCATAGCAGGCCGTGGGTGAGAATCCCCCGGCCTTTTCTATTGCCATTACCGGCCCCAGCCATAGGGCATATTCGATAAGGAGGAAATACCATGTCAGACTTTGAACAACCAGCCAGCCAGAGCGAGGAAGTTCAACCGGAACAGGAAATCAGCCCAGAAATAGCAGCCGTGCGCGAGTCGTTTGGAATAAAAAATACCACTCCAACAGCGCCAGAAACCATTGAAGAAGTTGAAGAAGATGCGGAGCAAAGTCCTCCTGCCACAGAGGAACAAAAAAACGTCCGCAAAGTGAAGTTCAATAAAAAGGAAGTAGAAATACCAGAAGACCAGATCGACGATCTATTAGAGCGTGGTTTGGCCCTGGATAAGGAGCGTGAGCGTAAGACGAAATATGAGTCAGCTCTGACACGAGCTGCCAAACTCGCAGGGTATGACAAGGTGGATGATTACCTCACTAACTTAGACACGCTTGAACAGCAAGCAGCTAAACAAAAAGAGGATGCATTCACCTCAATGCGCCAACAACTTCGAGAAGAAGCGGAAAACGCCGGAATTGACCCTGCTCTACTTGATGAGTGGCTGGACAATAACCCGGTAATTGCGCATGCAAATGAAGTATTGGAACGCGAAAAAACGTCGCAATCTGTACAACAGCAGCAGCAAGCAGAACAGGCAAAACTTCAGAGTTGGCAGGATCTATTTGCAAAATACCCGCATTTAACAGACGACCTTCCAGATGATGGTTCTGCTGCTCCTTGGTTTACTCCAGAGATGCAGCGACTGGTAAATGACAGGAATTATGACCCCATTGACGCGTACCGTCTGGTTTACAGCGACAAGATCATCGCTGATGAGCGGAAACGCACAGAACAAGATGTGATTAAGCAGCAACGGCTCAACAAACGGTCACGGGTTGAAGGTGAAAGCAGAGTGGATACTGAACCGGAAGTTCCGCCAGAAAAAGCGGCGGCCTTTATTGAATTTGGCCTTAATCCAAATGCAGCAAAAAAATACATTAAGAAGTGAGGTAATCACACATGGCATTCGAATGGACACAGTCTAGTGGATCTAGACAACCAAAGTTTATCAATGACATTCCTTTCACAGCCTCCACAACATTTACACACGGACAAGCACTGATTGTATCTAGCTCAACCGGTGCATGGGTTACGGCTGTTGCGGGTGGACCGATTGGTGGAATTTACACCGGACCGACTGTAACAACGCCGGCATCCCCGTTGCAATACCCTGAAGTCATTGAGGTTCAGCCTGGAGATGAATTCAAGGTTGATTACGTAGGCACACCAGATGCAACGTTCCTTCCAGGTCAGGCAGCTGCTGATATTTCCTCTGGAGGTCTTACCCTTAACGCTGCTGACGTAACTGGTGGACCTTGCGCCATTCTTTCTGTAATCACATCCAAAACAAAAGCGGTTGTTCGTATCAAAAACCGCCAATTCAGCTAAGGGGGACTCATAAATGACTATCAGTACAGGAACTTTTAAATCCATGCGCGAACTCAACATGATCTATGAAGACGTGTTGAGAGAAGTCTACACTCAATCCGTTTCCGAACAGGTTGACTACTTGCCAATGATGTACAACATCGGCAAAACGACCAAAGAACGTGAGCACTATGAAGGTGTAGGCGCTCAGGGACTCATGCAGCCGTGGGGATCTACAGGCAAAGCGGTGTACTATGAAGACCGCGAGAAACTGTATCCTTCGTCCATTCCGCAAGTGAAGTACTCTCTGGGTACTCAGATTGACCGCGAATGGTTCGACTTCAACAAACACCAGGATATCAAGGATGAAGTCATCAAGTTGTCTGATTCCGTTTACCAAACACGCCAATATCAAGGTATCGAGCCATTTAAGAATGCATTCACCACCTCCGGTACGGACTATCGTGGAATTACTATCCTCGGCGGATCTGCTGGACCGGATGGAAAGGCTCTCTGTGCATCAGATCACCCATTGAGCCCAACTAACTCCAGCACAACAAACAGCAATATCACATCTGCTTCGCTGGATTATGATGCATGGCATGATGTGCAGGTGCAAGGACAAAACTGGGTGGATTCTAAGGGCAACTTGATGCCGGTAACATTTGATACCTTGATGGTAGGTCCGCGTCTAATGTCGATTGCCTATCAATTGGCTGGTATGGATGCACGCAAAGCCAATCAAGCAGAAGCCAAATACGTGCCGGAGCAAGCGAACTTCTCCCTTAACATCTATCGCGGCACATTTGATGTTATCGTGAATCCTTACTTGCCAAACGCATACAACTGGTTCGCCATCAATAAGAGCCGGATGCGCCGTTATAACAAATGGAACGAATTCCGTAAGCCTGATTTCAAAAACGAAACGGACTTCGACACCGAAATCTTCAAGTATGCGGTTGTAGGCCTGTGGGGTAAGGGCTTCATCGACTGGTCTTGGATCATCGGATCTAACGCCACATCTTAAGGAGGGCCACAATGAGTAGATATGGAGCAGATTTCAGATCGAATAAAGGTAAGGGAGTCGTCATTGCTGACGGCTTCCAGACGTCGTCAGGCGTGTCAGAACCAAAGACGGTTGTTAACACGACGATCACATTTAATCCGCCATCTCTGGCGACTGGAGCGTTTGCAGAAGCTGATATTGCGGTTACTGGTGTAGCTTTGGGCGATAGCATTGAGTTGTATCCCCCGTATGATACTCAAGGGATCATGTACCAAGCTTCTCCTCAAGCAGCGAATAATATCACAATTGCGCTCACAAGTTGCAACACGGGTACGGTTGATCTTGCGTCCGGTACATGGGGCGTAGTGGTGAAACGGAGGGTGTAATCATGCCTGAAGAAATGAAGTGGTCTGTAGGAGGCAGAAATATTTCTGCACCCAGCAAAAAAGCACCGTATGCGCCTAAGCAAAAGCTCCGGGAAGGTATGAGTGAGTCTGAGAAGGGTGGAGTGCGCATCTGGAACGCCTGGCATGACACGTTAAAAGAAAATGGACTAATGGAAGAGAAGTAGAGGGGGCTATTTAGCTCCCTCTTTTCTTTTATGGGGGTGAAAAAATGCCTTTACATTTAGCAGAATTGAAAAAACACACTGAACAAAACGATAGAATCATAGCCTTACTCGAAAAATTAGTAGAAGGAAGGGAAAATAATGAAGTTTCGCGCACAGAAATACCTATCGACGGCCAACGTCCTCGCCGCAACTCCACTGCTAACACCAGCACTAAGAACAGAAACATTCAATCGCGTAACGGGAAAGGTGATAAGCGATCAGGCCGGAACGCTGAACCTGCAACACTCTGATGATGGAGTTATCTGGCATACACTGACAACAGCATCAATTACGGCCAATACCCCAGCTAAATTCGATGAAATATTGTATTGTGCATTCTTCAGAGTGAGCTATACATCCGCTGTAAATACAACATCTTTTAGTCTGAGCTATTACGGAAACTCATTCTAAGGGGTGATGACATGCTAGTACAAGAAATAGTCGAAGAAATCATTGAGAAACTTCCGGAGAACCACACACCAGTGATTTCATTGCTACGAAAGATCACACAGGTGCGTGACCGCCTATTACGTAATCTAAGCCCCGCACAGGCTCAGTCAGACACGCTCAACCAATCGTTTGATCTAACAGCAGGCAACGGGTTAACAGACCTCATATGCCCTCCTGGGAACGTCACAGAGGTAGCCATACGCAACGCCATATACACCAACCAGACGTTTGGCGATGATGAACGTGACTGGCGGCGCATCCCACTACGACAATTTGACGAACGCACACTCGGGCCCTATTACTACTTCGTCGCCGGACAGATCGGCGTTTACCCACCTCCGGTATATGACACTTTTTATGGCATCAAGATATTTTACACAGCAGTACTTGGCGAATTGACGCTGGATGACCTCAACAATGGCAGTGGGTTTGACCCGGACTTTGACATGCTGATCGTGTACGGAGTGCTAAAGGATATTCAGCCGGACAACGGGAATTTTGATGCTCGATATCAGCAGTTGTACCGGGAATATACTTCAGCTACCAGCGGTTACGAACGATACGTAGTACAGGAGAGATGGTGAGACTATGCCAAACCAATATCCATACCGATACAACACCACAAATGGCACAGCTACAGAAGACGACCCACGCTATGAAACCCCTGGCGGAGCAGCAAACAAGATCGAGCAAGCGCTAGAGGACGCCAAAGAGTACACAGACGCCGAACTGGTGTCATACGTAGCGCAGACGGTAAACCTCGCCGATGACTCCGTGACACGGCCTAAGATTGCGCCGGGCGCGGTGGGTGCGACAGAGCTTGATCCCTCGCTGCTGGATTATACGACAGACGTTGCGGTGGCGAATAAGTTTAATCAGGTTGATGCGCAGTTGGCGGATATAGCGACGAACCTTAGAAATTACGGTGCTGTTTTAGATGGGGTAGCCGATGATACTGCGGCTTTTATCGCGGCCGTCGCAGCTAGTTCGAGGGTACTTATCCCTAAAGGTATTTTGCGAGTAACCAGTTCCATCGTAATCAATAAACGGATTGAAATTGTCGGTCAATCGCGGTTTGAATCCATTGTTATGAAAGACGGAAACTTTCCGTTGTTCGTTATTAATCATAATTCTGAGGGAAATGGTATGGGTCCATTGCTCAGTAATTTCACTATAGACAGCACAAAAAACGGGGATACGAGTGTAGGTATTCTTGGCAATGACACGGGTCGAGCGCAGTATGATTCATTGGTTATACAGAACCAAGGAAGCCATGGCATTGAACATATATCGGGAAATATCGCTCTGTTTAGGGATCTAATCCTCGTTTCTAACGGTGGTGACGGAATCAAGTTTAACGGGGAATCCCCGGCAGTCCCAAACAATAATGCCTGTCTATTGCTTAACATAGATGCTAGAAGCAACGCGGGCTGGGGCGTAAACATGGAGCGCGGCGCGAGTAATGTGGGCGTAGGGGTAGTTGTTCAGGGGAACACAACAGGCGGTCTGCGTATTAACTACCGCAATAATGACTTCAAGGTTTACGCTGAAGCAAACGGTACAGACATACTATTGACCAACTCCTCGAATACCATTGGAAATTACATCTTAGCAAACTTCGGTATCGTTACCGATCAAAGTAGCGGGGATAACACCGTTATTCAGTCAAGCCAGCCGGGGGGATACCTCTCAAAGTTCATGAATTTCATTGCTCAAAAAATAAGAATTCATCCGCTGAACGGCAGCGGAATCCTCGGATTATTCAATATAACCATGTTAGCTAATCGGACGCTGGAACTTCAATCCTATAACTCTACGGGTAGGGCTCTAGTCAGGGCTTCTAATGCTGTAGGTGGGCAGGTATGTGATATGACGGCATCGGGAGATTATATTGGCCGGGTAGCATCAGCTAGACAAATCCTAACGGTGGGCAGCGCTACGCCTTCCGTGGTAGGAGGGAATTACTTTTTATGTAATGATACCTCAACTAATACGATAACTAATTTTCTGGACGGCGTTAATGGGCAGGTTATCCATGTGGGATTCAATAATGGCAATACCACAATCCAAAATAGTGCGAGTATTCACCTTAAGGATAACGCGAACTATACAGGGGCGCAGTATAGAGTGATTGACTTCATTTATGATAATACCAGTTGGAAAGAAATCGGTAGATAAGAGAGGTGCATGACATTGGCGTTAACATTGAATATTGAGCTAAGCAGCGGAATCATCTTAGATCATGCATATTGCCGGATTGGATCTCTTTCGGGCGATAAAAATTTATTGAATATTACAGTGAATACTTATATGGATCATGATGCTGTTTTATCTGGAAAGGGCACGGTACAACAGTCTGGATATGATTTTGTACCATCCGTAGAAGATAATGCCCCGAATTTTATCAAGCAGGGCTATGAGTATCTTAAAACATTGCCGGAGTTTGCTGGAGCTACTGACATACTTGAATAGTAGGACCCTACTGCGCACTAACCAGCCCTCGCCTGAGGGCTATTTGCTTTTGAAAGGAGGCTAACCATGACACTACCATGGCGAGGCACAACGCCGGAGATATCAAGCGAGGCTGACAGTAGGTATGAGACGCCGGGAGGCGCACAGAATAAGGTGGATGAATCAGCAGAAGAAATTAACACAAAACTGAACCTTGCAATTATCACGGGAGACAGCGGTCCTGAGGCGGCAACGGCGAGATATTCAACACCTTATGGAGTAATCTATCCAATTTTAAAAGATCGTTTAGATGCCACAGACATGAGAATCCTGAACCTTAAACAATATAATGTTAGAGATTTTGGGGCGAAAGGGGATGGGGTTACTGACGATACTGCCGCGATTCAAAACTGTATTGATACTGCTATCTCTGCGGGAGGAGGAACAATCTATTTTCCGGCTGGAACCTATTTACTTGCATCCGTTCAAAGTATTGGAATGACGCCTTGGGCGATTCAAGATCCAAACTTGTTTATTAGTAACGCGTCCAATATAAAACTGATCGGTGACGGAAATGCCATATTAACAACAGCGTACCCAGCCAATCGGACGGAGATTGTTTTTGTTTACAAAAGTACAAACATCGAAGTATCCGGGATTCAGTTCAAAGGAAATAACACGGGGCTCCTTCCTGAAAACAATAACTGTGGGTTTGGTGCTGTCAGCACTGTCAATCTAAACTTGCACGATTGTCAGTTTTATGGGTTTCAAGGTAGTTACTTGGGGTGTAGTTGGCTTTTCGATTCAACGATTGAACGTTGTGAATTCACAGTAAGCGGTGGTTCTGCGGTAGATGTAGCTTTTTTGCAAAATGTTACATTCCGCAACAATTACTTAATCGGTAGTGGACTTGGTTCAAATGAGTTGGGTACGAACGGGATACAAATTATATATGATATCCCCAATCAAGATCGAAACGAAACCGGCGTTCTTTTGGTTGGTGGTATAACTAATAATGTAACTATTGATAATAATAAGATTACTGGATTTGGCACGGGAATTAATTTATCGGATCTGGTAGACACAAAAGTAATTAACAACAACATTTTTAACAACTACATTGCTACAGACTCTCAGTCATGGGGCATCGTGATCGGAAATACACGTTCCGATTTCACCATGGAGGGAATTCTTATTTACAATAACTCGATCTACCAAAATGGATCTGAAGTTAGCGGTGGCGGCATAACGATAGGCGCCGGTACAGCGTTGGGGGTCATTGTCGAATTATCGTACAATAACTTTTTTGATAACTCACACATTGGGTTGAATATAGGTTCCAGTAACGTGACCTTGCGTGGGTCTAACAACCGATTTTACAACCGATTCAATGAAAATCAAACCACAAAAACGGCAGGGTTCAGCCAACTTACAAACAAAAGTAATTTCGTTAACAATGAAGGGTTTAACCCTATTCCGCCAACGCTTCCAGCAGTACCATCAGGCATCACCTCAGCAGATGCAGTCATGAATGCTAACCCATTCCCCGTTACAATTTATCAGGCTGGTGGTGTTGGATTGCATATCATCAGTCCTTCTGGAGTAGATATCGCAGTTTCTGGAGGAGATCAAACCATGTTTCGTTTGCTCCCCTATCAAAAAGCGTATTTTTCAATTACCAACACCATACAGTGGAATTGGGTCTTTGAATAACAGGAGGAGGGCGCATGAAAGTTTTCTTCGATGGTGATTTCATTTCATTTAATGGTATTGATTTTTTTGAGGTCGTTCATTCAAGCTCAGAAAGTATTGAATTTCAATATAAGGATTATAAAGGTGAAATTCAATGGGCTCATGTATGGCAAGTGGTTGAAGTGAAGAAAGCAGGTGATTGAATGATCATTGGAGATATTATTGTAGAGGCTGATCTACTTGTCCCAAACGAAGTACCATTAGCAGATAAAATAGTGGGGCTTAACTCATTAAATCAAGACTTTTTTAATGTAGTTAAGATCCCCAAATATGCTGTCTTTACGCCGGTTAAGGATCAGTCAGCCTACACATTGAGTAGTTATATACGATTGAAAAATATTGATATTGTGACGGTTGGCGTAGTCAAATACCACGAGTTACTTCCGTCAGCAGCTAACCCCATCCAGAACACCTACACCTTTGACGACAGCACACATATCCTTACCTTACGTCCTGCGCCGTATGCAACCGGCTTACAGGGCGTTTTACGTTACTCCAGGATCGCAACTACCACGTTTACATCAGGCGTGCTGACGGCGGTCCCAGACGCTCCAGAAGAGTACCACTGGTCCTTCTATGTGGGCCTAGCTGCTTATCTCGCTGCCGCCATGGACGATACAGGCAAAGCCGCAACCTACGAGAGCCAATACCGCAATGCATGGGCGCAGGCGGCTACACAATACGCAGGGGTGACCGCCAATGTCTAACTATGTACCGCGCAAGCCTACCGAGTATCAGCCGCTGGAGGGCATACAGGAGCCGATCAGCATCAGGCAGTGGCAGGGGCTGAACACCTTTGACCCGTATAGCGTCTCAGACTCGCAACTCACCGATATGTCCAATATGAGTACCATCGATTACCCGGCTCTCTCTGTGAGACCGGGTTTTTCGGTTCTCGGTACGTTCGGCACTCGCATATTGGGTATGAGCGCCTGGAAGAGTGAGCTGCACATTATCGCAAATGATGGGACCTGGCGCAAATGGAACGGCAGCACATGGACAACGCTGCTAACTGGACTCAGTACAACCCTGGAATGGTCATTCACTGTATTTCAAGGAAACCTTGATGATATCAACCTGATCGGTGCAAACGGCTCTGTAACGAAGCGCTACGATGGCTCTACGGTGGTTGACTTGGCTGGCGCACCTGCCGGACTGAAGTACATCACCACGTACTCCAATCGTCTATGGGGAGCCGTGGGCAAGGAGTTACACGCCTGCGCGCTGGATCAACCGGAATCATGGGCAGACTTCAGCGGTACGGACGAGGACAGCTATGTGAAGGACATGGAATCGACTCGCGGCGAGGATATCAATTTCCTCTCTGGATCATTGTCCCGGATGACCATCGGTATGAAGAACAGCATCCACGAGCTATACGGGGATCTGCCGTCTAACTTCCAGGTCAAGCTTATTGTGGACGGTGTGGGCATCATTAACAACAAGGCGTCAGCCACACAAGAAGGAATCATGCGCATTATGGACGAACGGACCATATACGACTACGCCGGGGGGAACCTGCCGAATGCGGAGTTCTCGCAGATCGTAGGCAAATACCTTGCTGCAATGGATACCAGCGTTGCGGCAGGAGCAGAACCGGACACATTGTATTTCCGGACACACACGAATGAAATTATGGTGTATGACTCCCGGACTGGCGTAAATTGCTGGAGCCGGTGGGGAAACATCGACCCTACGTTCTTCTATGTCCTGGACGATGTGATGTATATCGGAGATTCGTCAGGCCGTGTGCTAAAGTTAGACACCTCCACAAGCGATGCAGGAACGCCTATAAGCTGGTCTTTCATCACCAAGCCATTTACCAACCCTACCATGTCGCGGCGGCAGAGATGGATTAAGATGTGGCTGTACGCTGAGATTCCGGTAGGCACCACGATCAACGTCTATCTGTCCACCACCAAAGACGGCAACGACTTCAACTTGGTTCATACCGCGTCCGGCACAGGCTCAGGTGTGGAGCGTATCATCATCCCGGTGCGCAGCGTGGTCTTGGAAAATACGGTCCGCGTCAAGATCACCGGCACAGGCCCGGCAAAAATACATGAGCTTGTACGCCAAGTGCGGCAGCTCTCACTATTTTAGGAGGTTCACATGGGAATCTGGAAAATGACACAACTGAAAGCACCGCCACTCACCGAAGATGCGGCAGAGCTGCGGAAGTATCTGCTGTACCTGTCCAATCAAATTGCGTCCATGCTGAAGGACCTGGATTTCACGCTCAACGGCGATGTGGATTTCCGCAATGTTCGGGCCAAGTCCATAAAGGCAGACCGGCTGAATGTCGATGAACTGTCCGCCATTACCGCCAATATGGGTAAACTCACATCCGGGGAGATTTACGGAGCCTATATTGCTACCCGGGAGGCTGCTTACCCACGGGCTGAGATGAGCAATACCAATGACTTGTTCGCTACTTATTATGATGCTGACAATTACATCAAATATGTAGCTGACTACACTGGTGCACCAGCTATTGAATTTTATACTGCTGGAACACTACGTGCTAGGTTCAGTACATTATTGGGCGGCCTGCAAATCGACTCTCCTTTGGGTACTAATTTAGACGGGACAAACCGTTTTCAAGATTGGACAAAAGTCCGAAATTCTGCAACAGGCAGAACGCTTCAGCAAGACCTTGATGATATTGACAGCAACATTGTTGCTCTTTCTTCTTTATATGACAGCTTGAATGCCAGAGTTACTGCACTGGAAGGCCCTTAACGTAAAGCGAACACTGTGGTATATTGGTGGAAAATGGTACGAAAAGGGAGAAGATTATGAAAAAATATATTGTTGGATTCCTGGCCGGGACTGTATTTGCCATATCTGCTACGGCGTTCGCTGACACAATTCCAAGTTTGATCGGAAAAAAGGTGCAGGCACAATACACGGTCGAGGTAAACGGGAAGATTTTAAACACAGTAGTAGTAGATGGTAGCAACTATGCCCCTGTTCGCGCATTTAGTGAAGCTGCTGGTTACGATATCACTGCTGAAGGCAAAAATGTTAAGTTGAGCGAGGTGAAAGCAGTGGATTCAATTAAGCCATTACCAACCTTTAAATACACCAAGGATGAACTTGAAAAAGAAATAAAATATTACGAAAACATGATACAAGGAAATCAAGAAGCTATTGATCGAGTAAAAGAATTAGTTGCATCCGGTAAATATTCAGATGCTGAGTTATCAGATGTACAAAATAGATTGGAAAGATCCGAGAAAGATTTAGTGAGTGATAAGGCTAGGTTGGCAGAACTCCAAGCCCAACTAGCAGAGATGATACAAAAATAATCAAAAAGTATTGCCTACGGGTGGTACAATTGAGGTAACACAATAGATCGGACAAGAGGACTCCATTCGGGGTCCTTTTTGCATGCCAAAGGAGGGTTAGCATGTCCAGTATATTCAACTCAGAAGGATGGAAGAAAGCGGTAAACACCTACAAAAACAATCAGACCGCGACTAAGACGGTAATGCCAACCGGAGCGATCGGCGCACTAGCCAGCAGGCCTACGACTCCTCAGCCGATGGGTTTACCGCCAGCAGCCGTTAAAGCTGCCAACAACGTGCGGGCAGGCGTCCCTGCGGCCCCTACCGTGCCAGCAGCAGCGACCGCAGCCGCACAGAGGATGGTAACCGCAACATCAGCACAGCCGCGCACAGAACAGGCGCTGTCAGCACAGGCCAACCTTGTCAACACGCCGTTCAACTATGACCCGACAACAGACCCTTTATATCAATCAGCAGTCAAGGCAGCGCAACAAACACTTGGTGTAAATCAGAAAAATACAAACGCTCAATTACGTGCTACTGGACAGGGCAAATCATCTTACTCTGAGACAGTTGCTAATCAACTGGCCCACCAGAGTGAGGAGAACTTAGCTAACAACGTTCTTCCGATATATGCACAGAAGGCCTACCAGCAGTACCAGGACAGTATAGGCAACCAGCGTAACCTGTACAACGACTACAACCAGCAGGACTTCCAGAACCCGATTTCAGAAGCGAATGTTACCGGTAACTATATGCCTGCTGAAGCAATGACAGCCTATAAGCAACTGTTAGCCAATAAGCAGGAAGCGGAGGCACCAACGATCACACGTGAGCAGCGCGCGGCCCTCAGCAGCGAGACGAACGCGCTACGTGACACGCTGAAGCGTCTGGGCATTGATATCAGCGGACTGGGCGCGGATAAGACAGCAGCGCAGGCAGGTACAGTTAATCCTGGTATCCGCACACTCGCAGGTCAGGCACAGGATCAATCTGCTAAGAGCGCTAACCTGGACGCAGCCACAGTCGTGTCCAACATGACGGGCAAAGTGATCACACCACAGACGGACTGGCAGGGGCTTGTGAGACAGGCGAACGATCCGAACACACCTCTGAATGCAAATCAGAGAAACACAGAGTTCGGTCAGAATTACCAACTGGAACAATTCGCTTACTCCAAGGCACGTGACGCCATCTCTGACAAGCAATGGCAGGCTAAGTTTGATTATGACAAAAATCAGGGCGGGCTGGATTATGCGCTTCGTAAGCTATCTGAAGAGAATCAAACGGCGTATCAGCAAGCAAATCTGGCGCTGTCGCAGGATGATAATGCTCGGCAATGGGTGGCATTGGATTATGAGCAGTCACAAGGCTCCGGAAGCAAAGCTTCAGGACTATCACCAAACCAAATCTTAAGCAGCATGCAGAGTCTCTATACGGAACCTACGTATTCTACTGATCCTGACACAGGAGAGCAAAAGAAAACCGGCGATAAAATAACGACAGATCCGGCCAAACGTAAGCAGATGTTTGAATCTGTCGTTGATTACGGCCTAAGTGACGCAGAGACCAATCAAATTCTTTTATCACTTGGGATGAATAAAAAAGAAATTGATTCACTGGTGAAAAGCTACTCGGGAAACTGAGTAGCCCCACGGCCAGCGCTAGTGGGGCTAAACTGAACAGTAATTTGGGTGGAAGTCTTAAGAATACTGGTGATATTTTCGCTTCAGTCGGTGCAAAATATGGCATAGATCCTGCACTATTGGCAGCTATAGCAGTACATGAAACTGGTAACGGAACCAGTAATGCCGTGAGGAATAAAAATAATGTTGGCGGGATGATGGGAAAGAACGGATTAATGACGTTTGACAGCATCGAGCAGGGAATTGATAAGATGGCATCTAACCTTAAACGAAACTACTTCGATAAAGGATTGACTACCATTGAGCAGATTCAGAGGAAGTATGCTCCAAATGGTGCAGCAAATGACCCGACAAACTTAAATAGTTACTGGGTCAGTGGTGTAAGCAAGTACTACAAGCAGTTTGGGGGTAAATAGATGGCTACTTTTGATGCGGTTCGTAATCGCCAAAGGGGAGAGGAAGCTAAACAGCGAGTGCTGTCACGCACCTATGCACCCAAAGAGGAACAGCAAGAAAGCGCATTTTCTGCCGTCAGAAATCGAAGCATCGTAGATCCTCCAGTTCCAGAAGATACGAGAGCAAGAGATCTGCTCAAATCAACCTTGGAAAGTGTGGGAGTAGGATCACCGGCACCTTTTCCCAAAGCCGAACCGATAGACTTCATGGCAGACCAAGCCAAAAAGAAGAAAATCGAAGCATTCCAAGGGAAACTCCCGGCGCCATCTGCGCTTAATATTCCGGTTACGGCTCTACAGACTCAATTGCAGGGCCGTCTGCCGGTGGCGAGTGCTTTAAATCAAACTGGTGGCGGTCCGGCGGATGCATCACACAATCAGTTAAGGACAGAATATGACATTCGCGATAAGGCAATAGACGAAACAAATATTCCTGAAGCCTTGAAATATCCTTCAAGAGCGCTGAACACACTGGCCTTCGGTAACCCCGTAGGCCGTTTTATTTCTAACTCCTTATCTGGTAACTCCGGTGTGACTCAGCGGGACTCTACCGGCAGCGCTGCGGCTGACAAGGTGTCGGATGTAATCAATCAGCTGGTGACTCCGTTTATTACTCCATCTGGCGCTCCGGTAGGCTCAGGCTTTAACGCTGCTCCCTATGAAGCTGCGGGTAAGCTGCTGAACACTGGTAAGGGAATGAAGGTTACAAACGCACTATCTAAACTAATACCAAAGGCTAGCCCGGGAACAGCGAATAATATCGCCCGTGTCGGACTTACTGAAGGCTTGGCAGGAACAGCACAGAACGTTGCTGCCGGCCTGATGAATCAACAGGATAGTAACAAGGATATTGCGACCAATGCATTGATTGGTGGTGTGGCTGGTCTGGGGTTAGGACTAGCTGGCGGCGCGGTGCGTCCTGCGCTTGATCGGTTTGCTGCTGTTCGTGCGGCCAGGAAAGTTACCCCGGCTGAGACTCCAGCAGCGGCCACAGTTGAACCAGTTGCACCGATGGATACAACACCAGTTAACAATCCAATAAATGATGCTGAAATGCCTCTCAACCGTGAACAAATCATCAGTCGTAAATACATGAACGATGAAAAGTTAACCCCGGAAGAAATAGACTTCATGGTTAGTGACGAATGGAACCCTGAAAATCTGAATTCTAAAAATAATACTATTGCTCAACTAGCTGAACCAAATCCAGCGACACCTGATACTGTGCCAGAACTTGTACCTGCGGTTAAAACGGAGATCCAGGAAGTCGATGAAGCCATCCAAGCTGCTAACCAGCCCAATATTAGGGATAAGGTGTATTCGTACCTTGATGAGGCAGAGAAGGCAGCTAGAGAACGAATCTCCAAGCGCAAAGGTAACTTGAATTCAAGCCCTCTACCGGAATGGGGAGACTATGCGATAATCATGGCTTCTAAACTCGGAAAGAAAACGATCAAAGCTGTCAATTTCGCGGATGAACTAGTCAAAGAGTTTGGCGAGGATATGCGCCCTCATGCAGAAAAAATCCTGCGAATGAGCCGTGAAGTGATACGTAAGCAGGAACGTTTAGCGAGCAAGGAAGGGTTAGCAGCATCCGAATTTAACGCCAAGCCTGAAGGGGACGCAGCATCATTTGCTGAGAAGATCAGCCGAAACGCACCAAAGAAGTCAACTCCGTTCGCGGAACGCTGGCAGAAGTGGCGTACTCAGACCACGGACGACCTAGCAGCCCTGGAGACTGTTGAAAAGAACGTTCGCGGAGGAAAGGTAGCCAGCGCTGAAGATAGCCTGTATAAGGCAGCTAGGATGTTCAAAGGCGCACCGGAACGAGCCAGTCAGATTGTGCAGGACAGGCTGGGATCGGTAATCAATAAAGTGGAAAAGGCCGGTAACTCCGTGGATGACCTGGAACTGTACGCACTTGCCAAACACGCGAAGGATGTCAATGCAGCAGGGTATAAATCCGGGTTCACCAACCAGGAAATTAAGTCCATCCTGGATGAATTCGGATCGGAGGAAATGGCAGCTGCACAACAGGAACTGGTGAAGGTGAACCGCGACATGCTGAAGGAATTGGTGGACAGCGGCGTGGTTTCAAAGGAACTCTATGAAGTCCTGGGGGATCGGTGGAAGAACTATATTCCACTGTTCCGTGAAATGGATAATGAAAAGGTAGGATTCGGCGGCGGTTTATCAAGCGCCCTTGCTAATGTCACCAGCCCTATCAAAGCACTACAGGGATCAGAGCGTAAGGTTATCGCTCCACTGGAAAACATGGTGAAGAACATATTCCAAAGCGTGAATGCAGCTGAAAGGAACAAAGTTTCTACCCAGTTAGTAAAGCTTGCTGAGAAAGATGTTACTAAGAAATTTATCCGTAAAATTGAAGACAAGCACTATGTAACTGTAAGGAAAAATGGTGAATACTCAACTTATGAAGTGGAACCTAGCGTCTTTGAGAAAATACCTGAAATGGATAAGGCAGCAAAACACGAACTAGCTGCTAGAATTTCTGGTGATGAGCAGGCTACTTTCACAAGAACATCTTCTATTCCTGAGAATGTAGACAGAAAAAATGTGGTTTACGCAAAAATAAACGGTGAGAAAGTGAGTTATGAGGTGCAACCAGAGGTATACAAAGCGCTGATGAACCTGGACCAAGAGTCCAGCAACACGCTGATGAACGTTCTTTCCAAGCCTGCCAGCCTGCTGCGTGCCGGTGCTACCTTAACACCTGAGTTCGCGCTGCGGAACCCGATCCGCGACATTAACAATGCCTTTGTTGTCTCAGAGAGTGGATTCAACCCCATCACTGATTTTGGTGCCGGTCTGATCCAGACAATCAAGAAGGGACCTTTGTACAAAGACTGGATTGACAACCTGGGAGCCTACGGCAACACGCTGTCATTGGACAGAAACGTACACAAAAAAGCTTTGGAAACCGTTCTGAAGCAGCCTAATTCAAAAAAGTTTGTCAATATCGTGAATGGTAAATCGTTGATTGGGCTGCTGAGGGCCATTTCAGACACCACAGAATCTGCAACGAAGGTCGGAGAGTACCGGGCAGCACTTCGTTCCGGCGCCAGCAAGCAAGAGGCAGCGTACCGATCTCGGGATCTGATGGACTTCGCCCGGGCAGGATCAAGCATCCGGCCAACAAATAAAATTGTGGCTTTCCTGAATGCCAATATTCAGGGTAAATCCAAACTTGTTAGAGCCATCAAAAACGATTGGGTGGGCGTTACTACCCGTGGATTTGCTTCAGTTACCGTTCCGACCATTGGTATCTTTGCACTTAATCATATGTTGGGGAATGATGCCCAAAAAGCAACGATCAGCAACGCCCCGGACTGGATGAAAGATTCCTTCTGGTTGATGGCTATTCCTGGAACCGATACGGTGGCCCGGATACCAAAGCCGTTCGATCTGGCGACCATATTTGCTAACCTGCCTGAGAAGGCCCTATCCTACACCCTAGAAAAGGACCCTGAAGCATTTGATGGATATGTCCGGCGGTCGATCAAAAGTAATGCTTTACCCACACAAATATCTGGTATCCTGCCAATCATTGAGGGAATGGCTAACTATTCATTTTTCAAAGAAGGAACTATCATCCCCCGGGCAGAGCAGGGATTACAGTTTAAAGACCAGTACGACCCGGTTCGTACGACATCTACGGCCCGGATTATCGCGGGAGGCGTGGAAAAGCTGACCGGCGGTAAGGGATCTTTCAAGAACTTCAGCTCACCGCGAGTAATCGACAATACGATTCAGGGGTTGACGGCCGGACTCGGTAAATATGCTACTGATGCCATTGATATTCTGCTTAATGAAACTGGAGCATACGAACGCACCACGAAGCCAGCAAAGTCTATTGAGCAGGCGCCGTTTACCCGTTCCTTCCTAGTTGATCCTAATCAGGGCGGCAAGGCGATGGATAAGTTTTATATGAAGAAAGACGAGCTCACCAAGGAAAAGGCATCTGCCAAACTGAACAAGATTCCATTCAAAAAGCAAGGAGATCTGGAGCGCATTAATAACGTTTCGGAGGCAGTGAGCAACATTAACAAATCAATTAAGGCCATCGAGCGCGGGCCCCTCTCTGGCAAACAAAAGCAGTTGAAGATTGAGCCACTGATTAAACGCCGGAACGACTTGGTGCAGCGTATCACACAAAGCCTGAAGGACAACAAATAATGAAGAACCTCATCCAGTATGACGAAACCGAATTTCAAGACGGCCTAAACGTCTGGGCGCTGGACTGGATCACGCACCTATACGGGGCAGAGATGGCGGAGTTACTAGACCCGGAGGTGGTGCCGATAGATGTGGGGAGCCGTGGACACACTCTACGACCTGATTTACTTCGTACTTCGTAACTTAAAAGATTTTCGATGGGAGGCCCTTATAGGGTACTCCCTTTATTTATTGGGCAAACGATCGGGCATGAAGATGTTCCGCAAGTTCCTGGTCACTCATTTCAAATACCTGGAGGATGAGGATTCCCAGTGGCGATATTACGTAAACAAGCAACTCGTAAAGCTAGGCGCACCACCGTTCATCCCAAAGAAACAGTATGTTGGCAATGGGAAGCGATTAAAGAAACGGGCAGCGAAGAACTTAATTACATCATCGACATTATCACAGGGGGCAGACGCCCCGGAAAGGCGGTACCCGATGAAGACGGATGTGACGGCTGTAATTGATGGTGGACATGGCAAAAAAGATCCTGGTGGTAACGGATACACCGGAAAGCTTGAAAAGGACTTTAATCTTGCAGTGGCGCTGAAGATCAACGAGCTGCTGAAAAAGAACTCGAGCATTAATGTAATCCTCACGCGCTCAACGGACGTATTTGTGGAGCTTGTAGACCGCGCCAAGATCGCTAATAAAGCAAAGGCGGACGTATTCTTGTCCATTCACGCTAACGCGGGAGAACCCAGCGCTAAAGGCTCTGAGACGCTGTACACGAAGGATATGGACAAACCATTTGCGACCATCATCCATAAGTATCTGATGTCCGTCACAGGCCTTACAGACCGCAAATGTCGGTACAAAAACCTATCGGTATGCCGTAACACACAGATGCCGGCTGCACTGATCGAGCCGGGATTTTTGACCAATCCCGCAGAAGAGGAATTGCTCTTTAATGAAGAGTTTCAAAACAAACTGGCTGTAGCAATGGCTCAAGGTATCTGTGAGTACCTGGGCGTACAGTACGGAGTGAGAGTTACCCCGGCCGGAACATACCCGGTAGATGTGTTGCTGAATGATGTGCCGTACGAGGGCCTGCTGATTGAGGGCAAGAGCTGGATTCCAGCCAAACTAATCCTGAACGCCCTGGGTGCTCGCTGGTCCTATGCACTGCGGAGCATCTATGTGGGCGACACCAAAGTCGATACGAAGAACTACGATGGTACCAGCTACATCAAAGGGACGGACCTGCGGGACCTCGGCGTAGTTCGTAATGTATTTCTGGACCCAGATGCTGTTAACACCAAACGCGTACTCATTTATCCCAAGGAGGGTTAAACCATGAATGAACTGCTTGCACAAGTGATGGTCTTGGCTTCTGCGTTGTCTGCGATTGTCGTTGCGCTGCTGAATTTGATCAAGTCCACTGTCACCCTGCCCAAGAACCTTATCCCTATCATGGGTCTTGTGGTTGGCCTGCTGGCCGGAGCTGCGGCATATATCTTCACCGACCTATCCCTGGCTCCACGGTTGTGGGCTGGGGCATTTGCAGGACTGTCTGCCACCGGGCTGTTTGAGCTATTCAAGAACAACCCGGGAACTACCGGAAATTCTGATCAGTAG